CACAGGCGAACGTGCTTTCCCTCTGCGATGCGCTGGCGCGCGAGTTCGAGCGCGTGGCGTTCTGTTGCGTTGAGCATGGTGAACCGGTCCCTTCTGTGGATAAGTCAGTAAGCCGCTTTGAGGGTGATCTCGCGGATGAGCTTGCGGTCGTGCTCGATCAGGTTCGCGGCGGCCTTCTCGCATGCCTCTGCGAGTTCGCGGTGCGCGTCGACCTGTGCGCTCGTGCCAAGGTTCATCGCGGCGTATGCGCTGTTCTTGCGCGCCTCTACGATGTCGATCAGGTCGTTCAGCGAGATGCGGCCGATGTACGCGAACAGGATGCGCGTGTGGTCTTGGGTTTTCATTCCGCGTCGACTCCGATGGTGGGCAAGTGCGGGTCGTCGTCGAGCGGCGCTCCTGCGGCGGGGTCGGTCGGCATGATCCAGTCGCGGTTCAACAGGTGATCGGCGAGCGGGCGGGCCTTGGCAAGTCCGCTCACGCGGAAGGTGCGGCCGTCGCTCTTGCGCTCCACGTCGACGGTGCCGTGTGCGTGGCGCGCGAGGATGATGCAGTGCTCCTCGCGGCCGTAGATCGTGAACATGCCTTCTTCCTGCTGCGGCTCGGCCGGCGCAGCGGTGGTCTTGGCCAACTCGTCGATGCGGTTGAGCATGGCGACGGGCACGCGGATGGTTGCGCACGAGACGGCGCCGAACTCCTCATCAGCGACGGTCCATTGCTCCGAGCTGGCGAACGCGCGGCGGGCGTCGTCGGCCATGCTCTTGATGGTTGCGATCAGTTCCTTCATGGTTCTCTCTCCTACCAGCGAGCCATCAGGCCGCCGAGTTGGTGAAGGCGGCGAGCTGCGCGTTCGAGCCATGCCGCTTCGTCGGGGCCGCCGTACTTGCGCTCTGCGGCCGCTTGTCGTGCGCACGCAAGCATCTCGCGGCGCAGAAATTCCTTGCGTTTGTGGTCCATTGCCCGCTCAGTCGAAGTAGCGTGCGGGGAGCATCGTTACGAACAGCTCGCAGTCGCGCGACGGCAGGAACGATGCGTAGGGGTTGGTGTTGGCCCAGCCGGCGGTCTGCGGCGTGCGGAACACGGTCTGCGGCAGGCCGTAGACGTTGGCGCACTTCTGCGCAATCTCGACGGCGTGGTCCTGCTTGATGTGCCAGGACTGCTCGGCGCGGGGCTTCATGCGACGACTCCCATTTGCGCGAGGTATTGCTCGCTGGCGATCACGGGTGCGAAGCTGCCTTCTGCGCAGAGCACGTAGGCGGCGAAACCGCGCATGCTCGGGCGGTGGAAAGCGACGATGCTGTTGCCGAAGTCATCCATGTCCATCTCCTTGCGGGCGTTAGACGTTGAACTGGTTCGCTTTCAGAAACGCCAGCTCGTCCTCGCTTGCCATGCACACGGCCATCATGTGCTTGTCGAGATACTTCTGGAGCTTGGCGCGGTTTGCTGCCGTGGGTTCCGCGCGGTACGCGGCGATCAGCCTGGACATCGTTCTCTCTCCTTAGTGGTTCGCTTTTCTGAGCGCTTGTTTCGATTATAGAACCACTAAGGGCAAATTACAAAGAAATTTCAATCCTCCTCGTCTGTTGGGTTCGCAACGGGTTTGACGGCGCTTCCGTTCATCTGCTGGATCAGGAGCACGAGCGGGTTGGCCGCGTCGCCTTGGAGCTTCAGCTTGTCGTTGAGCATGCCCATGTGGCGCATGAGGAGTTCGAGCGCGCCCTTCTTGTCGGCGAGCTTGAGCTTCTTCGTCCAGCCGATCTGCATGCGGTCCTCGCCGTGGCCGGCGAACTCCTCCAACAGGTCGAGGCCCGAGATAGCGGCGGCCGTGTCATCGTCCAGCTCGGTGATTGCCTTGAGGCTCCCGTCAGGGTTGAGCGCCTTGCGTATGTCGAGGAATGCAAGACGCATAACTTCCTGTAGTACGCGGTCCTGCGTCAATTGGACGCGACTGTTGCGTTCGCGCTGCGCCTCGGCGATTGCCTCGGCGACGCCCGGCTCGCGCAGGAGGTCGTGCCCGGTCTGCTCTGCGCGGGCCTTGCTGTATCCGGCGCGAATGGCCGCCTGCGTGGCGTTCAGGTCGATCACGTATTGATTGACGAATGCCTGTCGCCGCGCGTTAAGCGGTTTCTTCTGATGATTACGTTCGGTATTTTTGCTCATTCTTTCCTCATGTCGTCATTACAAAGGTGTAATATGTGCGCATCGTTTCTAACCAATGGTGTCGTAATCTAACCAGTGTACTAAAGGCTCAGGGCTAAATGGTCAATGCGAAAGAAGGACGAAAACAAATTCGGGTGGTGGTTCGGCGCATGGAGAACAGGGTGGATCGCCTTCTCTCGTCGCAAGCAATGGTCGGCGTGGTGGATCGGCCGCCGCGATCTCGCAAACTTGATCTCGACGATGATTTCGTGCGGGACTTCCTGTTTGCTGGCATCGAGCGGGAACGGCTTGCGCTTCCCCTTGATCCTGTATTCGACGGGTACGTGTGGGATGACGGGGACCACACGCATATCTGTGCATGGCTCGTAACCTCCCCTGCATCTCGCGCCACGCGCCCTTCTCGTGCCCGCCCTTTCTCATTGGGTGGACTCGCATACATCGGCTTCGGTACTCCCCGGCGTATCGCGATTGCGTTCGTCATCACCCTGCTTCTGCCGAGCCCGGCGATGTTCGTCTATAGATCTATGACCAAACACGATGCACCTACGCCGGTCGCGGCTTCCGCCGATCCGATCCCGGCGCGCTAAAAGAAAAAAGGCGCGGTACATAGCCGCGCCATTGAAACCTCCCTGCCTACCGCCTTACTCCGCTTCGGCCATCGCGTTCGCGTAGCCTTCCCAATTGTCCACGCCTGCCGCGTAGAGCGCTTTCAGCAAGCGCGAGTCGCCTTTCAGTTCCTCGTACTCCTCACGCGTGATCGAAACCATTTCGACCGTTACGTCCGGGCCGGCGGCCATGTCTGCGCGCACAATGATTCCGTCCGGCCGGCGCATTTCTTCCTCTGCTACGTCGAACAGCGTCGGCTCGAAGATGCCGGTAACGGTGGTCATGTTCTGGTCGATGTCGGCCAGCGCTTCAACCGTGGCGCGAGCCTGCTCGTTCAGCGCTTCTTGGCGCGGCTGGTCGAGCGCGACCGTGCCCATGTGGCGCTCGGCCATCATCTCGTCAGCCTGCTGCGCGAGCCCTTCGTCGGCCGGCATCTCGGCGAAGACTTCGGCGAGCTTGAACTCGGCGACGCGCGCGCTCTCGGGCTTGTGCTGCGCTTCCGTCACCACGTAATCGCCAATCACGACGGCGCGCGCGTTGCCGGCTTCGTACACGATGTTGCCGTCCGCGTTCTCGCCGATCTGCCGCCAGCCTTCTAGGCTGGTGTGGCACAACAGCGTTACCGTGTCATACGGGCCAGCGAACGGCACAGCCACGCGCGCGGCGAACTCGGCTTTCTGGCGCTCGAACTCGGCTTGCTGCTCGGCGAACGCTGCCTGCTGCGCTTCGAGCGCCGCCTTCTGCTCGGCGAGTGCTGCCTCTGCTGCGCGCGTTGCCGCGGCGGCCTGCTCGTCGCGGAGCTTGGCGCTCTGCATCTCGGCGAGCGTCGTGAGCGCGAGTGTGATCGTCGCCTTCGCATCGTCCTGAAACTCGGCGAAGTCCTCGAACGTCACTTCGAACGCTGCCAGGTCGTCATAGGTCGCGGCGATGTCGGTCGCGGAGTCGCCCATCGACTGCTGCGGCAGGTTGGCAATCTGCTCGATGCGCTCCTTGATCGCGTCGACTCGCTCCTGTTCCTTGCGCTCCTCCTCGGCCTTGCGCGTGGCCTCGATCGCATCCCAATCGTCGCGGAGCTTCTGGAGCCGGGCCTCCTCGGCGCCGTTGATCGCGATGAGGCGCGCGCTTTCCTTCGTCACGGCCTTGGTGAACTCCTTTGCGTCCTCGGTCGTGCTGTCCTTCGTGCGGTTGATCGCGAGGCGCGCGTTCTTGTGATCCATGTACGCGCGGTGAACCAACTCGCGGCCCGCCTTATCGGCGATGGCCGTCAGCGGTTTCGTGCGCTCGATAAGCGCCAAGAGGTCTTTCTCGGTTTGCTTGCTCGTGAGCACGACGAGCGCGCGCTCGGCCGGCTTGAGCGTGGCGATGTCCGTCTTGGGCTCGACGATTTCGCCTGTCTGCATATCGACGATGGTTGCGCTCGGTGCGGCCGCCTGCTCGACGCCAAGCGTCTCGGGCGCCAGCGGGTCAATGGGTTGGGTGGACATTGTGCTTTCTCCTATGGTGCGGGTCGGTATGGTGCTATTAGGCGGCGGCCAATGCAGCGCGCAGGTTCTTCGCGTAAGCGTGCGCACGGCCGCCGATGTCGTTGAGCGAGCCGTGACGGTTGCGGTTGCGCTCGATGCGGAGCTTCTGGCGCTCCTCGGGCGAGCAATGCTCGGTCAGGCGCTCGAACTCGGCGCGGTCGGCGCGGTTGCCGTACATGGCCGAGTCGAGGCAATCCGCAAGCTGCCCCTTGAAGTTGTCGATCACGTCGCCGCACACGGTTTCGGTGTTGGCGCCGAAGTTCTCGTTGAACCATTCGTCATGGCCGCCAATGAAGAAAATCGGCACTTCCACTGCGCCCTCGCCTTCGAGCGGCTTGAACGCATAGGAGCCGTTGCCGAGCAACACGCACGCGGCCGCGGCGACTTTCATGGTTGGCGCCTCGATGGTGTACGGGTCGCTCGGGTTGATGATGGTGAAAAGCATCTCTCTCTCCTTGGTTGTGGCGGGGTGGTGTTAGCCGACTCGCGGCGCGCGGTCCAGCTCGTCGAGGTCGTTGAGGTTCGCAACCAGCTCGCTCTCGGCGAACTCGTGGCCGCTGCTGTTGACGTAGTGCATAGACATCGAGCGCGACTCGACGCCCTTATCGGATGTGATCTGCACGAGCGCGCAGACCTTCACGATGTGGACCGGGCGAATCTCGCTGATGCGACGGTTGTACTCGCGGTAGACGCGGAAAACGGTCTGCCCTGCCTTGAACTTCGGCTGGATCAGGTCGGCGATGTTGACGGTTTGGTTTTGCATCTCTCTCTCCTTGGCAGGGTTACGGGGTGAAGCCGTCGAAGTTGTTGATGCGGTTGCAGCGCGAGACGTACTCGGTCTCCAGTGCGCGTGCATCCGTGCTGATGATCTTCCCAAGGGGCAGGTTGTGGACCCACTGCGATGCAGCCCACTGCTCGGCGACAGGGTTGTCATCCCATCCCCATTTGCGTTCCGGCGGCATCGGCTTCTGACCGGCGATGTAGGTGTAACCCTCGCCCTTCCAGTCCTGCTTGACCATCGCCTTCTGGCCCATGTGTATCTCATTGACCGCCATGAGCACCGCGTTGCGACCGTGGTCACACCAGCGGGCTACGGTGACCTCGCGAGGCTCCTTGAACGAAGCGCAGCCGCCGAGGGTCGCTACTACCAGCGTGAGTGCTACCAGATAAGTGCGCATACTATGCTCCTGTATGGTGCCGCATGGTGCTAACGAATCAGGGATTTCCGAATGCGGCGGTGGCGATCAGTGCTCCGAGTGCTGCGATTGCCAGTGCGAGTTGGAACAGGCGCACGTTGTAGCGGTAGCCGTCGCGCTCCAGCGCTTCGCGCAAAAGGTCGTTGTGTGCGTGCATGGTCAGGCGCCGCCCTTCGTTACGGGCTTCGTGCAGCCCTGCATGAATGCCCGCTTGACTTCGCGCGGCGTGAGCTTCGGCTCGTTGTAGACGGCATCCGCGAGCGTGAGCATTGCGTCGAGCACTTCCTCCGGCGCATTGCTATCGACCATCTGCTTGCGCACGACGGCGAGCGACACGCCCCTGTCGCGCAGGCGCGCGGTGTTTTCCGCCAGGTCGGCGCCAGCGATGCAGACTGCGGGCGGCTGCGCATGCGAGGCCTCGGACAGCAGGACACACGAAGCGATGATTCCGGCGACGATTGCGCCCGCGAAAACGGCGCACCTGATTCCCTTCCTCTTAAACATTCTCATCCCCCACGGTTGGCTTATCTTAACGTCGGTTCGATTATCTAACCACTACGGGCGCAATGTCAAAGCAATTTTTAGCGAATCACTTTCGCCGGTAGCTTTCCCACTTGAACGGCACGAACTCAGCGCGCTGGTGCAGGCGGTCCATGATGCGCGGCCCAAGGAAATCCTTGAGCGAATGGCCGTCGAGGTTCGTCAGGATGATGGTCGGGCGGTTCTCGCGGTAGCGGCGGTTCAGCACGTCGAACATGATCGCCTGCTCGTCATCGGTGCCGCGCTGAACGCCGATCTCGTCGATAGCCAACAGGTCGAGCTGCTCGCCGAGCGTGGTAATCACGTCATCCTCGGTTTCCGGCGAGTCGCGGCGCCACGTCGCGCGCACGCGGCGAATCAGGCTCATGGCGTCGAGGTACATGCCCGTGTGCCGCTTCATGACTTGTTGCAGGATCGCGAGCGCCAAGTGGCTCTTGCCGGTGCCGGGATTGCCGCCGAACACAAGCACAGTGCCGTGCGGCAAGTGATCGCGATAGAAGTTCGCGGCGAACTCGCGCGCGACGGTCAGCGCGTGCTTCTGCTCGGGCGTCGTCGCCTCGTAGTTGTCGAGCGTCCGGTCGCGGAACCCGTTCGGGATGCCGGCGGCCTGGATGCGCTGCTCGATGCGCGCTTGCCGGCGCTTCTCATCGGCCGCGCGCTCTGCCGCTTCTTCCCGCTCGCGCAGCTCGGCATTGCACTTGCCGCAACCGTGCCAGATAACGCGATCGGCGCCACCGAACAGGGAGATTCCGCGCTCGGTGATCGAGCCGTGCGTGTCGCACTTCATCGGGCGTTCGAACACGGTCATAGCGGGGCGCTTGGGCTTGTCAGCGGCGTCAATCAGGTCGTGCAGGTTCATTGCGTTTCTCCTTTCGGACGTGTTTTCCATCAAAGAGGTCGTCGTCGTCCATGTCGGACGGGTGGACCTGAATCGCGTTCATCGAGGGGCGGCCGTTGCGCGGCGTGACCTTGGGCGGCGCCGTCCAGTCCGACAGAAAGTGCATGCCGGGGCCAAAGAACGTCGCGGCCTGCTTCACGAACTGCGGTTCCGTGCCGCACGCCTCGACGTAGGCCGCGTAGCGCTTCACGCCTGCCAGCATGTCGCCGGTCGTGGCGGGCTTCGCCTTGTCGGCGAGGCGCGCATTCCACGCCTTGAACGCATCGGCTTTCGAGTTACCCGGACGATTCGGGTATGCCGTCCATGCCTCCTCAAACTCGGGCGAATAGCCCATAGGTTTTAATGACGGTTTACTGACGGTTAATGACGGTTTGGGTGTCATGGGTGCTACCCGTCTCGCGCATCCATGCAACCCGTCTCGCGCATCCATGCCACCCCTCGCATCGGCGCTAGGGGTCGCATCGGTGCTACCCGTCTCGCCATCTTCCGGCGTCAAAAGCGGGAGTGCCTTCAACTTCGCCACGATTACCTTGTACTGGCGAGTGGTGCCCGGCGCTCCACCATTCACATTCCCGATTACGGAAACGTAGCCGTCCGCGATCAGGCCGTGCAGAAGCCGTCGCGCCTGCGACTCGCTAACGCGAATCTTCTTCGCGAGCGTCGCAATCGACGGGTACAAACTGCCACCATCATCCGAACACCAGTCGGCCAGCGCGAGCATTGCCAACAGCTCGCTACCGGCCGCCGGGAAGCGGTCCCATACCAACGTCATTACCTTGATACTCATATCCTGCTACTCCGATTGGTGCTGTGCCGCATTGTGCTGTGCCATGCCGTTGTCGTAAGCGGCGCGCATTGCTTCGAGCACGGCCGGCGGGATTTCATCGAGCTTTTCCCGGCGGTAGGTCATGTTGTAGAGCCATTCGCGGTTTGCCGAGAGCTTCACGGCCGCGCGAACCTCGTCCGTGACGGGCTTGAGGTTGTTAAAGCCGTGTCCGCGCCGCGTACCGTCGTGGCGGTTGTAGCGCGCTTCGAGCACACCCTCTTTCACAACGATTTGCGTCGTGGTGACTTTCAGCACGCGCGTAATGTGCGGCGCGCGGCGATAAACCGTGCGATCGGGAATGGCTACCTCGTCGCCCTCTTTCAGGCTCATCAGCCAGGCTTTGTACTGTTCGCTGTCGTTCATACGAGAACTCCTTGCTCTGCTTGAAGGTGGAAACGGCGGTCAATCTCGTGATGCGCGACGAGCGCGGGCGTTGCGCGCTGGCACTCGGCCACGAAGCGCTTGAACAGCGCGGTAACGTCTTTCGTCCACCACACGGTATAGGTGGCGCCCTTCGCCTCCTCGCGGTGGTTACGCACGACGCCAGCCGGGCGCGGCCGGTACGAAACCTCGTTGAGCACGCGGTCGATGATCGGGCGCGGGATGCCGTATTGCTTGTAGATGCGGTCCCGAATCTTGGTGATCGGCTCGGCGTTGCTCGGGCAAGCCGTGAGCGGCGCATCCATGCCGTCTACGCGCTCCTCCAGGCGAACCAACGCTGCGGCCTGCTCGGCCTGCAAGCGCTCAACCTGAACAAGCGCCTGCGCGGATTGCAGGAACATTTCAGCCGGCGTCAGCGCGCGCGGCGTGGCGTCACGCGCGCGGCGCTCGCATTCGATGAAGTATTCACGCGCCTCAAACCCGCGCTCCGTGCCGCTCATCATGGCGATATGCTTCGCGGCTTCGATGGTCAGCGCGCACTCCTTGCGATGCTTCGCGCCGCTCGGGAGCTGCACTACGTCCTCGTAGGTCAGGTAGTCGCGATGCAGCGCGAGGCGCGCGCGAGCGATTGCGTCAGTGATCCAGACATTGAAGTCACGGGACAGGCCGAGAAACGCGTGAAGGTCGCGCGCGCTCACGGATTGAGGGGCGTCGCCGATGGCGCGCTCGTGAATGGCGATCAGTTGCATGCTGGCTCCAGAATAGAAAAAGCCCTGTTTGCAAAGGAGCGCGGCGCCAACCTCCCGGCGTGGACGTACCGGGTGCTCCCCTGCAAGCAGGGCTCTCGACAGTGATTGCTGCATATCCACTTACTACGGTACAACGGTTGGCGTATTAGTAGTATCGCACTAATCCGCACCAGTCGGTGCGATTATCGAACCATTAAATTTGTAACGACACCGCAAGCGTGCGTAATGCAATAGAAACCTTTGCGAAATTCGGTTAGCCTGTCGCAACACTAACTTTGTGATGTAGACCAACATGAACAAGCTCATCATGCTGTGCGCAGCCGCGGCGCTTACGGGATGCGCGGCCGGCGTGGAGACGGTAACGGCGCCGAACGGCAAACCGGGTTTTCTGATTACGTGCGACGGTTCGGCCGACAGTTGGGCGAAGTGCTACAACGCGGCCATCAAACAGTGCAATGGCCCGTATGACATCGTGGACAAGAACGAGTCGACCGTAATGACCGGTTACGGCCCGCTCGTGCGGCGAAACATGGTCATTGGCTGCAAGGCGTGATGGTCGGGCGCGGCAGGGAAAGGAACTCAGTAATTATCTTGACCGCTTCGGTCCACTCCCATACGTAGTGAACGCGCCAGCCCTCCTCCTCCAGGCGCGCACCGATCGCAAGCTGTTCGGCCGTGGGCACGTTGTCGCCGTACTTCAACTCGATCGACAGGCCGATCCATCGCCCGCGCGCCACGGGCAGGCGAACATCATGCGAGCCCTTCAACATGCCGGCCGCCCTCGCCTTGCCCGCCTGCGCCGTCGACAGCTTCACGCCATTCATGGAGCCTTCGAGCAAGTCGATGCCGGGAAGCTGGCGCACCACGGCCGGCATGCGCGCCCACTGAAAGAGAGCCTTCTGGCTCTCGTACTCCGGCTGATTGCGCGGTTCGGGCTCCCGACTCGGCGGGCGCCCTTTCAGTGCCTTGAAGTTCGGGTGCCGTTTCATCCGCGCTTGCACACCTGTTCGGCGATGATCGAGCACAGCAGCGGCGATACCTGCCGTTCGAGGAAATAGCGCAGCGCTTCGGGCTTCATCGTGCGCATCGCCGATTCGCTGATCGCGTAGCACGCTTTCTTGCTGTTCAGCTCGACGATGGCGTGAATGGTGAGAGATGCCATGTCGCGCACCGCTTTAACGTCGAGGAGCCGCATGATCTGGACGCACATATTTTCGTCCGCGTCGAGGTAATCGGAGACGAGCGGCTTCGGCGGTGACAGCTTCATCCCGTCGTGCCCGTCCATGACTTGCATGTGCGTGCCCGTGAGGATCGACATATGCCCGAGCACGGACTCGACGTATTTCAGGTGCTCGCGGAACTCGGCGATGCGGTTGTTCTGGCGGTGAATCACTGCCTGCTGTGCGGTCCACGCGCCATCAAGCTCAGCGATACGCTCGCGCGCGCGTCGCCGCTGGTTGCGGCCGAATCTCTTGCTCATTTGAAGGGTATTCCGTTGGGATAGAGGAGCGCTCCAAGGTCGGGGCGCCAAAGGTCATCGGGCTCGACCTCGAAGCCGAGCACGCTCAAGACTTGAATCAGCAGTTCTTCTTCGGTGCCGTAGAGCTTTGCCCACGTCAGGCGGCCGGCGTGCAGCGCGACGCCTGCGCCGCCGAGACGGTGGTGCAACGGGCAAATCGGGAGAACGTGAAACTCGGTCGACTTCTGCCCGCCGCCGGCATACGTGCGCGCGTGGTGCAGCTCGGCCGGGCTGCGGCCGTGGCGCAGGTTGATACAGACGATGCAGCCGATCTGCGCGACGCGGCCGCGGTGGAACTCCTCAAGCGCGGTCGACACGATGCGCGGGCGCGGCGTGTCTTTCACTTTCGGCGGACCGGTGCGGCGCGGCTTTGCGGTGGTGCGCGACTTGAACTCCGATCGCGCGAGCTGTGCCGAGCCTCGCGCCATCGGAGTTTTCCGCAACAGCGCGGATTTCTTCATTGCGCGCCGCCCATCCAGTAACCGAACGGCTTGCGAAACATTTCATTGAACACGCGCGCGGCGTCGCGATTGCTGTCCAACTCGGCGCGACTGCCGATCTTGCACGTCTTGCGGATGATCTGCGCCGCCTCCTCGTGGCCAGTGCAGCGCGCGCCCTTGGAGCGAATCCACTCCCAAAACTGCGGGTTGTCGCACCACATACCGGCGAGCTTCGCCAGCGGGCCGCCCTTCGGGTTCTCGGCGGCCTGCTGCACGGGCTGAACCGGCTGTTCGTCATCACCGATTTCAACTAGAGCGCACGCCATGCGTTGCCCGGCGACGTTGCCCTTGCGAACGGTCATCACGCGGAACGCTTCGAGGTCGGCGGGATCGGAGAGCCACAGCACGATCTTGGCGCCGCCCGTGTGCGACTCGCTCCAGGCGGCGAGCTGTACCTCGCCATGAAAGAGAGGTTGCACGTCGCTCATTCAAACGACTCCCGATCGTTGTAGCCGCCGTTGCCGCGCTGCGTGCGGCCGTTCTTCGCATCGTCGTAGGAGTTGCGGCCGTTGCCGCGTTGCTGCTGCTGGCCGCGCCCGTTGTTGCCGTTGCCCTGCGTGCGCTGCTGGTTGCCCTGCTGCTGCGTGCGGCCGTTGCCGTTGCGCTGCTGCTGGTTGCCCTGCTGCTGGTTGCCCTGCTGCTGATTGCCGCCCGGCGCCGGGCCGGCGAACTCCAGCATCACGATGCGCGCGACGAGCTTCGCGCCGACGTCGCCGTTATTGCGGTCGAACAGCTCGACATGCACGTCGTCGAGCACAACGTCGAGCCCTTGGCCCTTCACGAGCCATTCGATAAGCGCCTCGGCGCGCGGACCCCAAAGGGAAGCGTCCACCCATTGAGTGGGCCGCTGGCCGTCGTTGTCGCGGCGGCCGTAGTCGAAAGCGAGGGAGAGATTTACAACAGCGGTGGAGTTGTCGCCTTGCGTGCGACGCAGTTCGGGTTCGTTGCCGATTCGGCAGAGGCCGGTAAGGATCATGATTTAGTCCGTATCGAGGATTGGCTGAAAAATTGCCGGTTACTGAGGTCCGGCGCGGCCTGATGAGTGCTCGCAGATGTCGCACCACACATGGTCGTATGGTGTCGTATGGTGCGATTAACAGCCGGGAATATTCGGTAAGACCGAGCCTTTGCTCATGTCCAGTTCTTGGAGAACGTAAGACATGTAGTCAGGCTCGGGGATGAGGAAAGCGACCGGCAGCGTTAGCCAGGAGAGGAGGATGTGGAAGTTTCTCATTGCGGCTCCTTGTCAGGGGTGTGCTGCCGTGTCGCGTGGTCTACTTCAAAGCGTTAGCGGGCAGAAGGCGCGGCGCCCTTGTAGGCAACCAGCTTCGTACCTTCCTGAATCTTCGTCAGCAAGTCGCCAGTCGCCAGTTCGAGAACCTTGTGCGCGCGCACCAGTTCGAACCACATGAACAGGCGGCCACCGTCGATTTGGTAGCGGAACTTCGCCGTGATCTTGTCGCCGACCGTCGAGCCGTCGAACACGGGGATAACGATGGTGATTTCGTCCGGCACGTTCAGAGTGCCCTTCTCGCCCGCCTTGGCCGCGATGGTTTCTTCGTAGACAAGTTGGGTCTGACCGTTCTGGA